AACCTTGTCTTTTGACCTGCTTTGACATCTTGACACCAAAGGTTGTCGTTCTGCCAAATCCAGGAGACAGGTATTGTTTGTTCGCATCTCGAGCAGTGGTAAGAATATTATCATATTCTAAGTCGCTGTGTAAAATATCAGCGACTTGCTGCCCAATATCATTAACTTCAATCAATACATGTGCGGAATTATAATCTCTCGCTACTTTATTTATAATATTAGGAAACAGTAGTGGAGCAATCTTGTTGTCTCGATACTTCGCAACCATCTTATAAGGCACTGTAGTAACGTCGATTACGACTGCAGTGGAGTAGTCTCCGCCGATACCTCTGGCAGTGTCGACCGTCATCGTATATGCTCGGTCTGGCATAGGTTCTTCAAAGATATCTAATCCATCTCTGGTATAGACGGGGTCGATAGAACTCATATTACCAAGAGTTTTTGCATTGATAAGTGTGTTGCTCGATCCGAGGAAGTTGCACATAACTTCCTGATTGAATTTCAATTCACCAAGGAGTTTTAGTTGTTCTTCTGCCCATGCATCATCACGTCCTGGAATTTCAGTGTATGGAATGAACATGGGCACAAAACCATTTGCACCCTTTTCTGCTTCGTTCCAGAACTTCCAGAAGTGGTTATACCCCAGAGGTGTTGAGGTCAGAAGGATCTTAGTAGTCTGACCAGCAGAAATTGTAGGATAAACCGACGCAAAGAACTGTTCGGCAACGGTATTTGGAATAATCGCTGCTTCGTCGATATACAACCAGTTAACAGACTTACCACGAATACCGCTGGTAGTTGTCGCCGAAGTAAATACCTTCGATCCGTTTTCTAATTCAATGTCACCTTTGTTCCAAGTCTTTACGCCTTGTTGCATCCACAGTGGCAGATTCTCATACATGCCTTGGTAACGAGACATAACTTCTCTTGCCGCAGAGGTTTTATTCGCCATAATAGCGACAGTCTTGGCTTCTTGGAACAGCGTATACCAGAGGATACATGCAGCGGATGTAATGGTCTTACCCTGCTGACGACCCTCCATAAGAATCGCCTTACGATTTTCTAGGATGTGTTTTACTTTGCGCTTCTGACAATCATAGAGTTTGAATAACTGAAGACCGTGGTCAAGAGTAACGATCTGACAATAGTTCTCAATAAAGTAAATGGGATCTTCTTGGCACAACTCGAGTTCCGCCAACTGCTCCATTGTAAAACTATGCTTATGCCCGATCGGTTTTAAATTAATATTACCGTGATACGAGGATTCTTCTTCATTCATGGTCAATTATTTTTGCCTTTTCCGCTTTCAATGCTTTTAAAAGATCTGCAGTTGAACCAGCAAATACAATATTATTCTGGGTTTCAATATTGCCCTTTGCTGGTTGCTGTTCGCGCAATTTCTTTTTCCTTGCCTGAAGATCCAATAGATCCTTAGCAGTATCACCAGTTGTTTTGATTAACTGTCCGACAACTTCATAGGCGCGAGGACTGTCGCTGGCAAGTGCAACGTTTAACATTCCGTCAAGTGCTTGTTGACTTTTGTCGATAAGAGTATTAAGTTTCTGCCTTGCGACTTGATAATCATCCTCAATATCATCGCCCGTTGGTATATACGCAACGGGAACTTGAATTGGGGTAGCAGATGGGATAACTACTGCAGTTGATACTTGTTCAGTTTTAGTCCCAAAAATCTCATCTAGTTTTTCATAGTTATTCGAAGAACTCATCAAATGTCTCCACATATTCCCACGCACCAATTTCTGGTGTTACGTCGGATGGTGATGTTGTCACTGTATATTTTTGTCCATTGTTGATATCAACTGTATCATTTGCATATGTATTTGCAATAGCAGTTCTAATGATACCTTGAAGTTCGACTGGACCGTAAAAATTCAATCCGAGTTTAAAATTCAGCGTCCAAATGACAGACTGTCTTTGTGCATAATCTCCTTCGTATTGATCTTCATAATCGATACCCTCCATAGTAATTTGCAAATCGCGTTTGATTCCCATCTCTGGAATATCATTGATCGTGACGCAAAAATCTGGATTGAAGAACGGCAGAATCTGCTCAATAATTTGCAACCCGTCATCTTGGTTCTTTGCAAAAATATAGAGAGAAATACTCATGTCATATGGAGTGCTGGTAAATTGACTGCGCAATTTATTGGTATCATCGCCTGCACCAACAGCAACGTTTTTGGTAAGTATGTTAATCTTACGGGTCGGATTATAATTGAGTCCAGTGATTTCAAACCCAATTCTCGGTAGTGTGATTGCTGTGCTTGCTGGATCCGTCGTAGGAACCGAGGCAATACGAGCGAGGAATTTTTGTTTAGTAGAATATGCTAATGGAACACGAAGACTCTGTGCAAATTCACCAGCAGAGTTCTTGCGCTGCACAACTATGTTATTAAAGATAGTACCAAATGCAATAATCGCTTTGCGAATATGCGAGTGATAGAAAAATTTACCTGCGAACATTTACTTTCTCACTAAAACTTCGCCGAATGGATTGATAGACGTAAAGTCCAGAATTCCATCAGCATATGCAATATTGTCGTAATCTTCATTATTTGCCAGAGGATCAATATCAGTCACCGAGTAACCACCCAAGATTAGCGAATCGCCAGAATTTAATAGTAAATTAAATCCGCTATTCAACAAGAACTGGTATGCATATTGGTCCTGTGACTTATCGTCGATAACATCAATTTCTGGATTGCCAGTAATAAATCTTTCAGAACTATATTCGAAGACTTCACATTTCAGTTTGAATACGTTAATCTTGCCTAGTTGGTAGAACGGATTAAGAAAGTCAACAAACTTGATTTCAAAGAAAGTTTTGGTCTTTGGAAAATATAGAATGTCACCTTCTGACGGTCTTGTTGTCAGTTGTAGATTCTCGGCGTTATTCGCGACTGATTCTTCCCATCGTCTCTTAGAAACTACAAAACTTGCAGATGCTCTAAACTCAAATCCGAACTTGGTGAACAGATCGCCCTCGCCCTCAAATCCTTCAACATTCTCTAGATACATTTCCAGAGGATAGAATTGACTGAAGTATGATAGAGGATCTTCGCCGAAAATTGGATCTTGGTTAGCAATAGTTCTTGGAAGATAGTAAACGTCGTGCCCGTAAATCTTCAGACTTTCAATGACAAGATCCTCCACCAAACGTTGTTCGTTTGTGGTTCCCGATGTATTGCCAGATTGAAAGTAGAAGTTAGTAGGCATCTATTATCCTGTATAAAAATCGACAGGAAGTTCCGACTTGAGTTGCATTTCGTTTTCGATTTGTTTAATCTCGTCGACTGCTTCGTCATAGACTTGTTGTCCGTTTAGAACAACACCGCCTGGAAGTTGGATTCCGCCGAACTTCTTCATGTTCTCACCCCATTGACGTTTGATCAACGCAGTAGTATACATCTTCAAGAACATGTCATTATAAACTTTAGTATATTCTGATGGATCTAGAATGCGATAACACTCAACGATAATATGGTCACCAACTTGGAAAGTGTCATTCCAATTTACGTCGATATAAAGTTTATCTGTTTTTCTGTTGAACCTAATCGAACGCTGTCCAGGAAAAATCTGGTCATACATTTGCAGAGTTGTTTTAACTTGCGCATAGTAGATAAGGTCTGCTGCCAAAAGATTATACATGTCGTTAAGTCTAAATTGGTAGACCAAGTTGAACATGTTATTTGGATTTTCCATACCATCTCCCGGAGCATTGAAATTGAACATCTTGATGATGCCAATTACCGAATCTGGAATTGGAATATATTGTTTATCTACATCGCCTGGAGTATAAAAGTTTGTCGTGGCAAGTGACCGTGTGAACCCTGAAGTAAGACCAGTTACATTCTCACCTGCTTGGAATACGCCTTTTGTCGTATCAGTTGTGGCAGTAGTTCCATTAAGCGAAAGTAAAGAACAAGATGCACCTGATGTTTCCCCGACGATTTTTTCGCCGAGTTCAAATGACGGAGAACTTAGTCCACTAAATTTGAGAGTGTTGCCCGTGATTTGATGCTTCAGATAAGTTCGTTCAACACCATCGAAATGGTATTCTTGAAAATACTGTAGTGCATCATCGACACGATCTTCTATTTGATCTTCGTCAACATTAATTTCAATTACTGGAAACCCAAGTCTACGAAGGCAGTAATCAATTAGTCCTTGTCTGGATGAAATGGTCATTTGTTATCCTCTATTTCGGACTATTTATAACGCACCCATGTCATACACTGTGGGATCTATCCCTGCGAGATCGCCCAGATCGATTGTTCCTGGGATAGTAAAGAAATCTGGATTATAACCACCAACTTCGATAATACTACCATCAGTCTTCTTCGAGTATAATGTGCCATCAGCGAGGTTGACTGCGAGTTCTCCGACAGCAATATCAGTTGCCGTTGGGATTGCACCCGAAGTTTCACTTCTTTTAAGTTGGACAACGGTCGACATTAGTTTAATAGTGTCCCTGCGGCGTCATAGATATTGATACGGAAATATGCGCTTGAGTTTCCATCAAGAAGATCAGCATCAAGTCCTGAACCTGCACCATCTACTGTTTTAATTGCATCAAGCATATTCGTTGCGGTGAATGAACCGCCTAGAGCTACGGATGTACCCGCAAGAGTAATTGCACTATTAGACAGCGACGAGTTAGCAATATTTGAAAGAGTATTTGATGCGCCACTGATTGTTTTATTTGTTAAGGTATTGGTAGAAGATATAGTTGGAACAACCACACCCTCAATAGCAAGAACACCCGCAGATGAACGTGTTAAAGTAGTATCAGTAGCGTGTCCTAATTCAATACTACCAACACCTAATGCAGTGGAAGTGGAAGCAGTAATACCGCTAACTGGTAGACCAGTAGCATTTGTTAATGTACCAGAAGATGGAGTGCCAAGCGCACCACCCGAATAGAGAACTGTACCACCAGCACCGAAAGCAACTGATGAAGAATCCGTACCAGTAAATATTAACGTGTTTGACGCTGTTAATGTTTTACCATCAGCGATTGTTAACGTAGAACCAGTTGCTGGAGCAGTGATAGTAACCTTGTTAACAGATGTGGCAGATGCAACACCAAGTGTTGGTGTAACAAGTGTTGGACTTGTGGCAAAAACAGCAGCACCAGATCCAGTTTCATCAGTTAAGGCTGCTAGGAGTTGAGCAGAAGTAAATGATCCAAGTACTGCAGCATTACCCACTGATGTAATATGCCCAGTTAAGTTCGCATTAGTTGTTACATTACCAGCAGTTAATCCAGATGCTGTGCCAGTTACATTGGTCATTACACCAGAAGCAGGAGTGCCCAATGCTGGTGTCGTTAGTGTTGGACTAGTAAGTGTCTTGTTTGTAAGAGTTTGCGTTGCAGTAGTACCAACAACAGGAATATAGTTAGTGCCGTCTACTGTATATTCCCAAACATCAGTAGTTTCATTCCACTGAAATGTAACATTAGTGGAAGTGCCACGCTCGACTTCAATACCAGCATTTTGTGATGGAGTTCCTGCTTCATTACTATTCAAAGTAATGATATTATCAGCAAGATTGATTGTTTCGGTATTTACAGTAGTTGTGGTTCCAGAAACCGTTAGATTGCCGCTAACAGTTAAATCATTAAATGTAACGTTAGATCCAGTTCCAACTGCCTGACCAATAGCAATTTGACCGCTGGTAATAGTAACACCAGTTCCAGCGCTGATATGAGCGCGAACATCTGTTGCACTTGGACCAGTATAAGTAATTACACCCGTCGAACTGTTATATG